GGATGCTATTTATAGGAAAGAACTCGGAGAAGCGAATTACGAATGGTGTAACGAGAACTTTAATCTGCACAAAGTAAACATCCTTAGAAAACAATTATTCGAATCTATATGCCAGTAACTCAATGTAAGAACGGAAAGTGGAAAATCGGTACAGGAGAATGTCAGTACGATACAAAAGAGAAGGCTATGGAAGTATGGAAAGCAATTTTAGCATCAGGACAATATGGCAAAGTTAACAACAAACAAAGTAACCTTCGGGAAACGGAAGGGGGGCAAAGCTCAGAAGAGCCGAAACAAAAACAATCGTAAAGAAAGAAATTACAGAGGTCAAGGAAGATGATACACGAATCAGCTTACATACATCCGACTGCGGTAATCTACGATGGAGTAGTAATCGAAGAGAATGTCTATGTCGGTGCTTATTGTATTATCGGAAGTCCTGCTGAGTGGAAAGGTAAAGAGGATAACGTAGGTAAAGTAATCATCAAGAAAGGATCAAGGCTCACAGGGTTAGTAACTGTCGATTCAGGAACGCATCAGAATACAATCATAGGAGAAAATTGCTACCTTCTAAAAAAATCGCACGTAGGACACGATGCAATAATAGGAGATGGAGTTACATTGAGTTGTAATTCAATAATTGGTGGGCATACTGTAATAGGTAAGCATTGCAATATAGGTCTTGGTGCTATAATTCATCAGAGTATAAGCATACCTGCATTTGTTATGATAGGTATGGGTGGAATTGTTACAAAAAAAAGTAATCTTAAAAGCTTTAATATATACGCAGGAAACCCAGTTAAATATATAAGAGAGAACGATTATCTTATAAAAAACTTTAAGGATGAGTATTGTGGGAATATATAAAATAAAGAACCCTTCAGGAAAGGTTTATATAGGTCAATCTTGGCATATAAAAAGAAGGTGGAATGATCATAAAAACACAAAATCAAATAAGCACAAGAAATTAAATGCTTCATTTGAAAAATATGGAGTAAATAATCATTCTTTTGAAATAATACATCACTTGCCAAATGATGTTTCACAAGAAATACTTAATAGATTTGAGCAGTTTTATATGGATATTTATAGAGATTGTAAAATTGAATTACTTAATATAAAAGAAGGTGGTAATGGATATGGTAAACACTCGGAAGAAACAAAAGCAATAATAAGGGAGAAAAGAAAACAACAGGTTATTGGTGAAGAGCAGAGGAATAAAATGTCTTTGTTTTTTAGAACAATTAAAAGAACTAAAGAGTGGGTTGATAAAGTTGCTACATCAAATACAGGTAAAAAAGTTCCCTATGAAGTAAGATTGAAAAATATGAAACCAATAATACAATTATCTATAAATAATGAATTTATTAAAGAATGGGATTGTTCAAGAAATGCTGCTAAAGAATTAAATACAACTGAAAGCAATATATGTAATTGCCTAACAGGTAGAAGTAAATCTGCTAAAGGATATAAATGGATTTACAAATGAATATAAACGTCATACTCTTAGACTATGATAGGCACGACTATACTCAGAGAGTAAAGGATGTCAACTTCAATAACGCAGGGTATCCTTTCGACTTTACGATAGTCGATATGAAGGGAATCTCACGAGCGTTGAATCACGGAATCTTTCAATCGAGGACATACGATGCGGTAGTTACGATGGCTAACGATATTCTTATGCCTAATAGTTGGCTCGAGAGAATGGTACAAGCGATGATAACTATTCCTAACTCTGGAATGATAGGGATTCACACAGTCGAAAGTATCTCAGAGCCTACCACTATCAACGGACTCCAAGTACATATACAAGAAGCAGCCTTCGGGAATGTTCTTATACCGATGAAAGCCATCGACAAAATCGGTTACTTCAACGAGGCTTATGATCCTTATGGGATGCAGGATAGAGATTACTCCTATCGGTTACAAATGACAGGACACTTGAATTACTATCTAAGCGGACTCCGAGCAGAACACATCGGACACGATGTAGGACAGGATACACCCTATCGAAAGATGAAGGATGAAGGACTAAGCAAGTGCGATTATTTGTGGGCAAGAGAGACAGGAAAATACCAAGAAGAAAACAACTACACAATATATCAAACAGAATGGTTATGATAAAACTACCAATCAATCAAGTAAAAGCGAACCCGAACAATCCGAGAATCATTAAGGATGACAAGTTCAAGAAACTTGTTAAAAGCATTCAAGATTTTCCTGAGATGTTAGAACTCAGACCTATTGTAGTCAATGATGATATGATAGTTCTCGGTGGGAATATGCGACTAAAAGCCTGTAAGGAAGCAGGGTTAACAAAAATTCCTGTAATCAAAGCAAGTAACCTAACTGAAGAACAACAGAAAGAATTTATCATTAAGGATAACGTAGGCTTCGGAGAATGGGATTGGGAACAATTAGCGAATCAATGGGATGCCGAAATGTTAAACGAATGGGCGTTAAACGTTCCTCAATTTGAACCACAAGTAGATTATTCTATACTTGATGATGCTGACTTGTCAAGTGAACTTACTGATATGACCAATGGAGTTAAGAAAGCAATTCAGATAGAGTTCGAAGCAGAGCACTACGAAGAGGCTTTTGAGTTGGTTAAATTTTGGAGAGAACAAAAACTATACATAGGTGGATTCCTTATGGAAAAACTGAAGGAAGAAAAATCAAAACTATGATTTGTTTCATACCAAGCAAAGGCAGACCTAAAACAAAAACATATAAACTATTCCGAGAAGTTGGAATAGAGGTTATCCATTTTATAGAACCTCAGGAACTTTGCACTTATGAAGTTCCCAATAAAGTTTCTATACTTGAAAACGATAAAGGAATTGGTTATGTTAGAAATTTTATGCTCAATTACGCAAGGTCAAAAAGTTATGAATGGGTTTTGATATGTGATGATGATGTAACTTCATTCGGGATCTATAACGGAAAAACTATAAAGAAGGACGCTTCCATCTGGTTAGATATATTAGAAAAAGCTAAGAAGTTACCTTTCGAGCTGATTGGTATTAACTATACTCAACATTCCTGGCACGAAAAAACATCATACTCAATAAATAAAAAGTTTGCTGAAGTATGTGTCCTAATGAATATAAAGAAAATAACCTGGGATTATAGACCTGAGTTTGATCTGAAAGAGGATAGAGATTTCGCTTTACAAACAATTAAGAACGGAAACGGTATACTAAGATTCAATCACTATTGGTTCGCTTGTCCTGATGTTGGTACTAACGCAGGAGGTTTGCAGAATATGTATCGAATGAAAAGGGATGAGGAAACTGCCAAAAAAATGTGCTATGAGTGGCATCCTTTCGTTACTCTTAAAACAAAAGGAGAAAGGATCGATATGAAAACTGACATAAAATCATTGGCTCAATACTATAAAAAGATTGTAAAATGAACCGAATAGATCTACAGAAAGTACAACATAGTGTTAAGATTGGAGACGTTTGTCCATACATAGAACCTAACGTAACTGAAGATTCAATCTTCTATCTGAATGGCAATCCTATCGGATTCTATATAAAGAAACTACCAGAACGAGCGAGTAAGTTGGCTGACCTGGCTAATGCAGAATTTAGAAGTGATAATGTTCCTAAAACAGTTATGACAAGAGCGACAGTAAGTAATAAGGAGCAGTATGAACTTATGAAAAAGGGGTTAACAGAAAAAAAAAGAGTAAATCAATATAGTACAATTATAGGTAGTATCGCACCAAAAGCACAATTTAAGAGATCTTATGGTAATTATTCTTCTGTGCATTCTGTTAAGTCGGCTCAGATATTTATTAAATCAATGATGATGTTGGCTAAGGAGAGCGAGCAAATCATAGCTGATATCCTGCCAGAACAATACAAAAGACAGGTGGAAATATTCAACGATGTTCCAGAAAAATGGAGATTGGCAAATCTATTTACGAGTTCCATCTCCAACTATAACATATCTGCTCCATACCACAGAGACGTAGGAAATCTGGAGGGAACAGTAAACGTAATCATCTGCAAGAAGTTCAATAGCAAAGGTGGAGATTTGAACGTACCTGACTTCGGAGCAACCATTGGTCAGGAAGATAACTCTATGTTAGTTTACCCTGTTTGGCAGAACATTCACGGAGTAACTCCTATCAAACCAACTCACGAAGGAGGATATAGGAATAGCCTTGTGTTCTATCCACTCAAAGCATTCAAAGGGTTGGAATAAATTAGAAGGAATAAAGAGAAATGGCAAACGAACACAATTTAATACCTGCTAAGAAGGGAGAGGTAAGGAATCCAAACGGAAGACCTAAGAAGTACGTAACTCTACTTAGGGAGCAGGGATACAAGCTATCCGAGATTAACGATACTATCCAGACTATGCTTCAGATGGACTTAGATGAACTAAAAGAAGTTTGGGATAACCCGAAGGCTACGATATTAGAAAAGACGATAGCCAACGCTATGAAGAAAAGCCTGGAGAAAGGTAGCCTGTATTCGGTAGAAACTCTACTGACTCGTGTATATGGAAAGCCAAAAGAAACGCAGCAGGTTAGTACAGACTCACGAATCGAGGTAGTATTCGTGAAGGGTAAAACAATTCTATGAGGCTTGAACTTCCTGAACCGCATATTAATCAGCAGAAAATCTTGGATAGCAATTCAAGGTTTCGGGTTATTATGTGCGGTCGAAGATTTGGGAAGTCAGAACTCAGCCAGATAGAAATAATCTCAAACGCTCTGCTCGGTAAGAACGTAGCTTACATAACTCCGACCTATCAGCTTGCAAGGGTATTCTTTGACAAGCTAAGCCAATCCGTTCCGTTTGAATCCAATAAGTCAGAGTTGTCTATTAAGTTCCCGAATGCAGGATCGGTGGAGTTCTTTACAGGGGAAAGGATGGATAACCTACGTGGTAGGAAGTTTCACCTCGTAGTAGTAGATGAGGCTTCCTTTATTCCGAACCTCGAAGATGGATGGCTTAACTCTATTCGACCTACTCTAACGGACTACAAAGGTCGAGCTATATTCCTATCCACTCCTAAGGGTAAGAACTTCTTTTACTCTTTGTTCTTAAAGGGAGGCGAACCCGATTGGGAGGCTTTCCGATTTACTACCTATGATAACCCTTATATCGATAAGGGCGAGATAGATGATGCACGCACTCAACTCCCTGAGGTAGTATTCGAGCAGGAGTATATGGCTAACCCTGCTGAGAACTCATCTAACCCATTCGGGTCTTCATACATCAAGCAATGTACCTTCCCGATATCTCCCGAACCTGCGATAGTGTACGGAGTGGACTTAGCGAAGGCGGTGGATTGGACTGTGATTATCGGACTCGACCGCAATGGATCAGTCTGTCACTTCGATAGATTCCAAAAAGATTGGAGACAAACAAAGCAAACTATCCTAAGCCTAAATAAAGCTCCTATTTTGATAGATAGCACAGGGGTAGGCGACCCTATCTTCGAGGATTTACAGCGTGAAGGATTGGCTATAAATGGCTTCAAATTCAGTTCTACGAGTAAGCAGCAGCTAATGGAGGGTTTAAGTTCAGCGATTCAGCAAAGAAAGATAACTTACCCTGAAGGGAATATAGTAAACGAGTTAGAGGTATTCGAGTATCAATACACCGCTACGGGAGTAAGGTACTCCGCTCCTCCTGGGTTTCACGATGACTGCGTTATGAGTCTTGCTTTAGCGTGGCATCACTACACTCGGAACTCAGGACAGGGTAGGTATAGCTTTGCTTGAGGTTTGCAAACAGCGAACGTAAACCTATAATGTTACTTATTCGGCTCAAAAGTAAACATATTTGCTTACTATA